ATAGCAGCTCCATCACCGCGCCTAGATGCCATAGTAACTCCACCACGCTTCATTCCATACAGATCATTTACGTTGCCAAAATCAGAGTCATCAGCACTAAACATCTTCAATCTTTTTCTTTTTGGGGCGGCTGCAGCATTTGCATACATAGCTATAGGTGTAGCTATCTTTGGTACATTTATTTCAGATCTGCGAATACTCCTAGATGCCCTATCCCCTGAAGATGTGTGGATTGCCTTAAATTTACTTCTAGATTTTAAATTTGCCGACCCACTCTCAGATATTTTTACCCTTTTATCTGCTTCGTACTTTTCCTTATCTGCTTCGTACTTTTCCTTAGCCGCCTTATTTGCAGCCTCAATCTTTTCATTTTCTTTTTTTATGGCTGCCTGCTTAGCAGCCCATGCCTCACATGACATCTTGTAAGCAGTCTGACAATTAAACTGCCTTACCTCTTCTCTCTTAGCCGCCTCACAGGCAGAATTACAGCCTGTAACAAGACTCGTAAACCAGCCCATTACACCATCCGTCCTTTAGTCTTGCCGCGCTGAGCTATTCCATCTCCTCTGCGTGAGGCTGATGACCTTACAGATCCACCCTTAGCCATCTTAACAGTGCCGCCCTTAGCTTTCTTCATGCCAGCATTTTCTTTGGCTCTGATCTTTGCATCTTCAGCATTTTGCAGTGATTCGCGCTCTCCAGTAGATAGCTCCCTGCGGTACTTACCACCCTCTATATCTTTGCGCTTGCTAATGGAATCACCCATTAAGCTAAATGCCTCACTATTATCACCCTTATCCATAGCTGCTCTACGCTTATCTATAGCTAGATCACGCATTGTTTCTTTGTAATCACGCCTTCCAAGCGGAGCTGTATCTGAAGCCTTGTCCAGCTTAGCCATTTCTGTTTTCAGCATACTATTACCAACCTTGCCACCCTTATTCATCTGGGTAGGCTGTGGGGCTGCTAAAGGCTGCATAGGCTGTGATGCTGGCTGGATATTGCCATTAGGTGTAGTAGTAGCTGGCTTTTGCTCATTGCCATAGAAAGGATATGTAGGGGGAGTTGGATATCCCGTATCTCCACCATCTGCCATTTTCTTAGTTTTCATGATTTATCCGTAAAATACACTGCAAGTAACAGAAGCACCTACGCCAACAAAAAGTCCATTTGGGCAAAGAATACCTTCACCTGGAATTTTAACAGGTAAGCCAACCGTAGTGAACGTATCAATCTCAACATGTATGTCAGGGTACATATTCACGCTACCTGATGTAGTTGCATTGGGTATTGCTGTGAATGAAAATGAATTTGCGTTGATATAAGTAATGTTATACATACCAGCGCGAGTTGTGCCTGTCAGTATTTCTATAAACACCCGCTGCCCATTAATCAGCCCATGCGCCGTCATAGTTACAGTTACAGTACCTACTGATTGGCTATATGTACCTGACTTCTTGGTAGATGGATTACACACCGCCATATTTCTAGCTGATACCGTACCAGATGTAACAGTAAGCCCTTTAAGGCGCGTTCTGTTAGATGTAATCAATGCACCTGGGCCAGTAGCGTAGCCTGCTGTTACATCAGTTTGCATACCCATGACTTATCCGTAGAAAATAGTGGTTGAAACTGTTGTAGACGGGAGAAATACATAAACTCCATTTGTTGCTATTACACCCTCACCGGGGATTAACGTATAAAACGCTGTTGCTGTAAAGCAATCAATCTCAATCAAAATATCAGTGTATATGCTTACATTTCCACTTGTAGTTAACACTGCAGTAGTTACAGTAAATGTATCTGCTGTTGGTGTTGTCTTAACTAAATAAGTATCAGGTACTGCGGAGCCAGAAGTGAAGTTTAAAACAACACGACTTTGGCCTGCGGTCAAGCCGTGATTAACCAAGGTCACTGTACATACAGTAGTACCCGGAATGTTGTATGTCCCCGTCTTCAGATTGTTATCGCAAAGTGATACGTTTAGCGCACTTGAACTTGTTGGGGAAACTATGACCCCCTTCAAACGGGTCCTATACGGCACAGCCACACCAGTAGCCGTATTGTGATATGACAGTACGTCATACTGCATCATAACTGCTCTCCTAAATGTAGGGTAAGACTACGCCGGTTTAGATGCCTCAAGTCCGCTAATCTTTGCTATTAACTCAGCATTTTCTTTAGCAAGTTTGGCGGCATGTCCCATTGCAAAGTCTCTTTGGGATTCCAGAAGCGCCACAATTGTAGCAACTTCCGGATCTTCATGAGTCAACATTAGACAGTAACAGCTTGCCAGTTGCCAGAAGCATCAGATACAAACAATAGTCCATCAGTAGAATCAATACCTAACGAACCTTTGCCTACACCAGAAGCAGCACCATCAACAAAATTACCTACCTTGATGACAACAGGAGCAGCGGCAGCATCATCAGCCAAGCGAATCTCAGCCTCTTTGTAGGCTTTAATAGAACCGCCACCACCAACTGGGTCTTGCATCTTCAAGTCCAGACCGTATGTAAAGCCGGAACCTGCTGTGCTGTTGGTCATTGCAATACCGAAGCCTGCGCGGGCAGAAGACTCTCCACCATCGCCATCAATAAAAGCCATAACTGCGGCATCAGCGGTATCAGTAGAGTCACCAACAACGCCCATCACACCGACTTTAGGGTATGTAGAAGCGTTTGTACCAGACATCAGGTAACGACCCATTACGCCAATGTAATAGGTGCTTGTTGTTGATTGATTGGTGGTTGAATAAACCTGACCTCTAACACCTTGAGCGCTAGAAGGATTGACTGCTGTAGAGCTACCAAAGGCGGCTGTAGGGTTAATCGTTGAGGTCAGAGCTGCAGAAGGAGTGCCCTCTGCTACAGAAGAAACTGTCTCGTATGGGGCTTCGCTTGAGCCAACTACAAAACCGTTCTGAGAGAATACGGGACCGCTAAAATGTGTTGCTGCCATGATATATTTCCTTTGTGTTATAGCACATGCCCATACAGTCTCTATAACGTCTGCCAAGCCAGTCTGTATGAGTCGAGGTTCTTGGGTTACTTATGTTTTATCACTTATATCTATAGCTGTCAAGCAAAAGAAAAGGGGGCCGAAGCCCCCTAATCCCTTGTTACTTATTACTACTTATGCACCTGCTGAACCGAACATGCCTAGTGGATCACTCCAACCAAAGCTGTAACGCTCACGGCTCTTGTAACGGACATTGCCTGTGTCAAAATCGCCATCCATTGACTGTTGCAGGGGTGAACGCTCAAAGTGCTTCATACCGTTAGGTACATCTGTGGTCAGGAACCATGCATTGGTGTCAGTCAAGAAGTGATTGATACAGTAGCCTTCAGGTATCGAACCATTGTTCTTGATAGCATTGATGTCATTGTCAGCTGTACCAACGCGGAGGGAAGTCTCCAACAGACGGGTAGCAACGAACTGCAGTGAAGGCGGTACCACCAACTTGCGTGGGCGGGAAGCAATCAACAGGCTACGCTCATCAGTCCACAGTGAGATTTGAATAACAGCGGCTTCCAAGGAAGTCTCATTCAAGTCAGCTGGGGTTGAAGGAATGTTGCTGTTAACGCCACCAGACACTAGCGGGTGATCATTTGCAAACAGAGCTTTTCCATCTCCACCAACATAGGATGCAGAGAAGCCGTTGTTTAGCGTGTTAGCCGCTTTAACTTGCTTGGTGTATGCCATAGCACGAGCCAAAGCCTTTGTGTAACGCGCTGATAAAGAATCATAGAGGTTATCCTCAATTGCTTCTTCAGTCAGTGAGAAACCAAGTGCAATAGTCTCATGGTTGTAGCGTGCGGTCCAAGCTTCTTGACCGTTGTCATAAGCGATGGCGGAGCCTTCATTCTTGACAGGTGCGGCTGAGAATCCAGACAGCTTTGTTTCTTCTTCAAAAGAACGCTCAGAAGTCTCAGTTTCGTAGATTTCTTTGTGTTCTTCACCATAACGAGCGTACTCCAAACCGAACAATGCATTCAGTCCTGGG